CCGACGAAGTTCTTGATTATTTGGAGAAGCCCGAGGCCTTTGTGTACAACTGGAATCTTGGTGAGAAGTATTTCGATAACTATTTTTCTCAGTATGTCACAGTAGCAGACGATTTTGCTGCGACCAAGGACGGGCTAGGCTCAGACGACAATTCGAGCCTTCTCATCAACCTCATCAACGGAAATCCTTGTGTGCTACCTTGTGCTGACATCGCCAATAAACACACTCGGAATTTTTCTTCGAGCTTCATTCTGGCCACTACCAACCTGGCCAAGATTGATCAGAACACTTTCCCCACCCTGAACTACCCAAAAGCACTGAGCAATAGGCTCATGGGCTATTTGGTGGTCCCCAAGGAGGAGTATTGTTTTCAGCCCGTGGGAGAAAACCCGATGGAGAGGGTCTTGGATTACAGCAAGCTGGGTTCCGAATATGTTCCGAATCTCCACGATTTCGTTCCGTACGACTTCGCGACTGGCAGGCCCATCCCTGGTTTGAACCCCCAATCTTTTGATCAGGTGGTCGCTAGAGTGTGTGCTGACTTGAAGAAGAACATAGCCACCCACGAAGCCACGCAGAACAACTTCGACGAAGAGATGAAGACGCAACTGCTGACAAGAGAGCTGTCCCCTGAACAGTTAGAACGTTTTAGGAAACTGCAATTGAAGAAAGCAGTTACTAGCGACATTCTGTACCAACAGTTCAGAGATATGCACTCGGGATTTGTCATGCCAGAGATGTTCAAGCATGCCTATGAGACGAGTGTTTTGACACTCAAATCAACGGTTGCTGACGTGTGTTCTTTGTTTCCCACCATTAGAGACGATTACTTCGCAAGCGTAGTACGGGACCTTAACAAGTCTTGGAAAGTTAGCGCGGCGGTCGCCACAGTGGTTGCCCTGGGTTCGACCATGGCGTTGGCTAACATGGCGTGGACTGCTTATTCAGCGCTCAACCCTGAAGTCTACTTCAAGCATATCGTGAAGCCGAAAGGACCGAAACGAAACGCTAGAAGGCTGACTCCCGTTAGAGCGCCTGAAGAAGGCACCTACGCACCTGAGTCCTATACGATCTCACACCAGGAAGTTGGAAGAAAGATATTGCGAAATGTCTTTCATCTTTCTCTCTCGAGTGAACCGGAAAGACTTCAGAGTTCAGCCATCGGAATTGCTGGTACCACGTTTGTCATGAATCACCATACCATGGCAGCGTTCACGGAACTAGCCTTTTCGGACCCCACCGTCAAAGTTATCATGACACCAATGCGATCTACAGGACAGAAAATCCAGATACCGGTTGTTACGTTTGTCACGTATGCTGAGGAGCTACCTTACAATTCGAAACAAGCCGACGGATTACCTTTCGAAGATCTAATCAGATTCACACTTCCTTCCAGTTGTATGAATCAGGTACCAGATATCCGGAAGTTTCTGCTTGAAGCGAAACCACATGACTTCACCTCTCGTAACAGAGTGGAAGGAGTCATTGGTGTTCCTGGAAAGATTGGTGAGCCGTTTACCCTCCATACAGTTGAGTTTTTCCCCATGAAGAACACTACTATGGAGTCAGACTATGGGACGTATGAGATGATCGACAGTTACATGTGCGATTATTCATCGTTTCCTGGAATGTGTGGTAGTCCTTTCATTGTCACCTTGCCGGGTGGCTCAGCCTTACTAGCTGGGCTTCACTCTGCAGGGAACAATAAAGGGACGGCTGTCTGTTCGACCATGCTTAGAGAATGGTTTGATGATGTGACACCCAGACACGAAGTGGCGCTCTCAGGAGTGCACCTAGCGCTGTGTCCCGTTGAACCCTTACTCGAATCTGACGGTCTCGTCGCTCGCAGTGGAGGGATGCCTGGCATCCCCCTCGGGACGAGCAAGTTCGTGCCGCTTTTACCTAGTCGCCTGGAAAAAACCAAATTATTTGGTCTATTTGGGAAGATTGGAATGAAGCCAGCCCGCACGACGAGATTTAAAGATGGAGACACCTATACCGATCCTCTGTTGAAAGCCACCGCCAATTACCAAGGCGATGTTGTGGTCGTAAACGAAGATTTGTTGTCTGACATTACACATGGACTTCATCAATTCTATGTGGACCTAGGCGTAAAAGCTAAAGGTTTACTTACATTTGAAGAAGCTCTAGATGGAGTCGAAGATGATGGTTATGGTGGACAACCCCGCTCAACCTCCCCAGGAGTATTGATGCGCGAACTGGCAGGTGGTTCTGGAAAAGGAAAACAACCCTTTCTTGGAAAAGATACCGACCGGAAGACGCGCGGTCCGCTTTATAGTGTTCTCGTGAAAGAGTACACTAGTTTAGTGGATTCGATACTTGCAGGGGAATATCCTTGTTCTGTTTTTCAAGACAGTCTCAAAGACGAATTGGTCAAAGAATCGAAAGCTGATGCTGGAGATACTAGACTTGTTTCTGGGGCTTGTTTGCTACAGACGACGCTGTTGAGGCAGTGCTATGGGAAACTTCAGATATCTATGCTGGAGCCAACCAGAATACTCCGAAACGGAAGTGCGAAAGGCTACAACGCTTATACAGGTTGTGGTTTATTGCGTCGTCTGATGGAAAGAAACAAGAATAGGATGGGATTCGACTACAAGAAGTGGGATACTAAGGTGCTGAAGCAGATTCTGCATGCAGCATTTGACGTGTTCGACGGTTTGTATATTGATCCTACGCCAGATGAGATTACTCTCAGGCGTTGGGTTCGAAATACTACAGTGGAGTCGGTTCATCTGAGTAAGGGGTTCCTTACACAGTGGTGCGGTATGATTAGTTCTGGAAGTGGTCTCACTGCTGACTTGGGAAATATGGCGAATAGGATATATGTATCTATGGCCATTGCTCGCTACGAGTTAGAGTTAGCCAATCCAGAGCTGGTCAGAGACGACCCGCTGGTTCTTATTCGGTATGAGACGGGAGCTTACGATTTTGCCGAGATGTACAGAAAGAACGTGATTATCACCATGGGTGACGATCTACTATTATCTCTGGAAGATGCCCTTAAAGGCATGACATCCCTGCACTTCGCAGCTACCCTTAAGTACTACAACGTGTCCATCACTAATGCTGACAAGACCGATCCGTTTACCAACCCGGTCGGCAATACTCCTCTTTCGGAACTTAACTTTCTGAAACGTGGATTCGGCAATATTGAAGGACAAGACGTATGTCCCCTGGAGCTGAAGTCTATCATCAAGTCTTTCTACTACCAAGAAGAAGGTATGACTAGTGATGATTTCATCAGGGTCGTTGACACAGCTTTGCTCGAACTTGCTATGCATGGAGAAGAAGTCTTCAATGCACATGCTAAGATCTTGAGTGACGCGGTGTGGGAACTGTACGGACATTCTTTGTCCAACACCAGGTGGAAGCCGACTTTGAAAGCGGTTCTCCGTCTGGAGCAGGTCTATTAGACCTGCGCACCGTCTGAAGGGACGTAAAAATCTAGGGTACTTTAATATTACCCGTCTACCAATAGACGATTAAACAATGGGAAAGACTGTGTGTCTTTTGTCCGAAGGGACCTAATCACTAGGATGTTTTAAACATCCGCCCTTCTGGGAGGCGTAAAACCCCAGAACGTCCGAAGGGACGCAAAACACTAATCTATGTTTGTATATTTTCGTTACGCATTTATTGATAGGATTGTAAAATAACCGTACTGTTACGTGATAACATTGGATTAAGAGGGATCCCTGGGTCGTACTAGGGCGAATCTCCAATGGACTTGCTTGGGTCTTCACGTTTCGTGCGATAAAGTGCATGGCACTCTTTGTTTGTAGAATTTGTATATATATAGTACGTTGCGGAACGTTAAAAACCGCTGCTTGGGCAAAGTGCCTATGTACATCCATTCTGATTAGTCTATATCAATGACTTTAACTTGCCATACAAGCACCCCAAACGTCAACAACATCATGGAAGCAGGAAAAACAACTGTATTCGTGGAAGACGGCCTTGTGCCGGTTGAAGAGTTTAAAGCACCCGTTCACGGACATGTCCTAGACACGGGAGGAAAAGGCATTCCTGATTTCTTTGGAAAACCGCAGTTAGTGTACAGCGGTGCCTGGACAACTTTAGATGTCCAGGGAGCCATAATCCTTCCCTTGTCACCAGGCATAGCTCTTGATAACCTCCTAGTTAGTAACCCCGTGTGGTCGAATAAGTGGGCTGGTTTCTCCTTGTCTCGTGCTGACGCAGTGGTTCGCCTGCAGATAAATGCGACCCCCTTTCACCAAGGAAAGTTACTGATGCACTTTTTACCGTGCTCGTACTCCATGGGCTTCATGGGATCCTCTTACGAAACAATGCATAATCTCAACATTACCACCAAGATGATGCAACCGAGTGTTGAACTTGATTGCCTTGAGACCGCATGTGTTATGAGTATTCCTTACATCACCCCAGCGAATTACTTTGCGCTGGCTGGTGTAGGTTCATCGGCGTACCCTTCCTACCAGAGAGGGTCACTCCAGGTGTCTGTCCTGGCTCCCCTTAAAACGGGTTCTGCCGGAGCAACATCTATCGACTATTCCATCTATGTCCACTTCGAAAACGTGGAACTCGTTGGTCCACTAGTACCTCAGTCAGCAATGACTGGACGGGGAAAGTTTAAGACCAGAAAGTTGGGAAAGTCGGCTCCTGAGCTAGAGTTAGCAGCTATGAAAGCTGGACCTATAAGTGGAGCACTATCGAGCGCTGGAACGATAGCCAGGGCACTGGGAGCAGTGCCTGGTCTGTCGGCGCTCGCAGTGCCTGCTTCATGGGTTTTAGACGGTAT